TTAAGAATTTATGCTGCTAGTGATCACGCTGTTGGTATTGACAAGACAAGGCACGATTTAACCTGTCTGCTAGTTGTGGGGGTGGATGATAAAGAGGATATTTATCTCCTTGATTGCTGGTGGGCAAGGCAACCTTCAGACGTAGTTGTTAAGGCAATGCTGGAGTTAATGAGTCGCCACAAGCCCCTAATTTGGTGGGCAGAGAAAGGCCACATAACAAAAGCAATTGGGCCGTTTCTTCGAAAACGGATGTACGAAACGAAGACTCATTGCAGAATTGAAGAGGTAACACCCGTTGCAAATAAAGTACAAAGATCACAGTCAATCATAGGACGTATGGCCATGAAAAAAGTCTTTTTTCCTAAAACCTCAGCATGGGGCCAGAAGGGAGTAGATGAACTATTAAAGTTTCCCAACAGTCGTCACGATGATTTTGTAGATACAATTGCTTGGATTGGAATGGGACTAGGACACCTTCATAGACCAAGTAAAGCAGCAAAGTTCGATAATGGCCTGTTCCCGAAGCACGGTTCAATAGAGTGGGTTAAGTGGCAAACAACAATGGATTCAAGGGCAAAAGAATCACTATCATCAGGGTTTTAAATGATTGAAATTGAACAAACAATTGACCGAGGGGTTGCCCCGGAGGAGGTTGTCGAAGAAGAAGACAAGGAACCAACGGTACGCAGAGAAGCACTTGTAGCCCATTTGAGCGAGCGGGTGCGGGCCGCAAAGCAATACCACTCTAAGGCATTCAAGCAGATGAAGACAGACATGGATGCTGTGTTTAAAGGGTATTCTGGAAATAACTGGGACGCTGATAAATATATTGCAAACATCCTCCAGCGACACGTTCACCAACGGACTTCTGCCCTCTACGCCAAAAACCCCAAGCCCGTTGCAACCAGACGGAAGCGCATGGATCATCAAGTGTGGGATGGGGAAGAAGAGAGTATGAAGAAGGCACTAAGCACCCTAGCAAAATTAAAAATGCAGGGGCAGGAGCCAGACCAGCAAGCACAGGCAGTTGTAGACGATCAGGCTAAAGTAAAGGTTGAACATCGCCGGATGGACAAGGTTGCTAAATGTATGGAAATGCTCTTTGAATATTTCATGGATGAACAACATCCGACATTCAAATCGCAAATGAAGGCTCTGGTACGCAGGGTTATTACAACGTCAGTTGGGTTTGTAAAAGTTGGGTATCAGCGTGACGTTGACAGGTTGCCTGACATTTCTTCCAAAATGTCAGACGTACAGGCACAGGTTGACCATCTCCGAAGAATAGCAAGTGATGCAGAGAAAGGGGATATTGATCAGGACGACCCGGAAATGGAGGAGTTACTACTTTCCCTTGAAGCATTACAGAATGAACCTTTGACAATTATCCAAGAGGGATTGGTATTTGATTTTCCAGAATGTGACTCAATTATAGTAGACCCTATGTGCCGCCTGTTACGGGGGTTTGTTGGGGCAAGTTGGGTGGCACATGAGATGTATTTAACGCCGGAAGAAATAAAAGAAATTTACGATGTTGATGTGCAGGATAATTTTCTTTCGTATGACATGAAGGGGAACGAAACTGGTGGACATAATAGTCAGGCTGGTTCGTATAATTATTTTAACCAGAGTGCAGATTCAGTGAGGGAAGGTCTGGCATTAGTCTGGGAAATTTATGACAAGAATGCGGGACTGTTATATGTCGTCTGTGACGGGCATAACGATTTTCTGTCGGAGCCAGAAGCACCGCCTGTTAAGCTGGAAACATTCTGGCCCTTTTTTGCCTTGACATTCAACGAGATTGAACATAAGGATTTACTATATCCTCCGTCTGATGTCAGCCTTTTAGCCCCGATGCAACATGAATATAACAGAGCCAGACAAGGATTGAGGGAGCATCGTAGGGCAAACAGGCCAAAGTATGCCGTACCAGCAGGGATGTTGGAAGAAGGAGATAAGGAATTATTAAAAGACCCTCCGGCAAATGCAGTCCTAGAATTACAGGCATTAGTTGCAGGACAGAAGGTAGATGACGTACTACAACCCGTTAAGCAAATCGGCATCGATCCTAACCTTTACGAAGTGCGAACCATATTTGATGACGTCCAGTTGGTCGTAGGTCAGCAAGAGGCTAATTTTGGTCAGGTATCGAAAGGTACTGCAACCGAAACCTCCATTGCAGAATCATCAAGAATGTCTGCTATTGGTGCAAACATCGATGATCTTGACTCGTTTATGAGCGAGGTAACCCGAGCGGCTGGACAAATCTTACTACTAGAAATGTCTAAAGAAGAAGTTATAGCAATTTGTGGCCCCGGAGCAGTCTGGCCTGAGTTTAAGAAAGAAGATGTCCTGAACGAAATTTACTTACAGATTGAAGCAGGAAGTACAGGCAAACCAAACAAGGCTGCGGAACTGCAAAACATAGAAAGAATTATTCCATTTCTCATCCAGATTCCGGGTATTGATCCTAAGTTCCTTGGCAAAGAGTTGCTCAAAAGATTGGATGACAAGATGGATTTAACAGATGCAATTATAGATAAGTTACCTTCAATCGTTGCCCAAAATATGGCGCAAGGGGCGAAGGCACAGGCGCAGAGTAGAGGGGGAACCCCCCCCGAAGCGCAAGGTGGTCAGGGGGGCAATAATGCCCCACTACCAAAGCCCCCCGGTGGTGGTAAACCACAGGTTGGGATGAATGTTTAACAATTAACCAAAGGACGTAGCATGGCAGAAGAAGAGCCGCAGGAAGTGGAATCGTCCCCCGCCTCCGAAGAAGTACAAGTAGACGAGTCTACCACAGAAGCAGTTGCGGAAGACACGGCATCATCGTCAGATGCCTCGGAAGTTAAGGCTGAAACACTAGAAACTTTAGCTGATGTAGTGCAAGAAGCATTTCAACCAGCAGAAGAATCTAGCGAAAAAGCGGAGACTACTGAAGAGACTGAAATCACGGAACCAATTGAATCCTCTGAAGAAGTATCAGGAGATTACAAGGACGTTCCCTTTAATACGCACCCTCGTTTTCGGAGTCTCATAGCCGAAAAGAATGAGTTAAAGGAAACAGCAGCAAAACTTCAATTAGATTCAGACCAGTACGCCAAAATAACGGATTTTATAGATAAGAATAACTTGACTTCAAAAGATGCAGTTGAGGGGTTCAAAATCATGGCAGCAATTAAAAACAATCCAGACCATGCCTATAAAATGTTGTCACACCATTTTGGGAATGTATCAAAACGTACCGGGAGAAGTTTGCCGTCCGACATCAAATCTAGGATGGATGACGGGTTTCTTGACGAGGCAGCGGCAAAAGAGTTGAGTCAAACCAGAGCAAAATTAGCAGAGGTACAAAACCTGCGTAAAGCAGACCAAGCTAAGAATGTGCAGCAGAAAGATGGACATCAGAGTGATATGCTTTCGTCTGCTCTTCAAACATGGGGTGAGACAACTCTAGCAAAAGATGTAGATTTTGGTCTTAAACAAGAGGAATTTAATGATCGTGTAATTGCTCTGGTGAATGAGCGTGGACGGCCTGAAACCCAATCAGATGTACTGGGTCTTGTAGAAGACGCTTATGCAACTGTTAATGAAAGGTTTAAGGCAAGACAACCTCAACCACAAGCTATACGCACGGCAACTGGAGGTAAACTCGGTGGGACACCACGGGCCGAAGCTAAAAGTTTAAGCGATGCAATTAGCATGGCTTACGAAGAATCGGCTTGAGGAGTCTCCGAAAATTAATATAAGGAGCCAATATGGCATTAACAGCAAACGAACTGACGAACATCAGCAACGCAGCCCTTGATTGGTATATCAATAAAGGCAACGTGATGAGTCAGGTTATACAAGATAAGCCATTGTTTAACGCAATGGACAAAGCGGCAAAGACGTTCCCCGGAGGAAAGGGAAATGTTGATCTGGCCGTTAAGGGAGTCTATACAACAGGAGTTGCGGGCTATGAAGCTGCGGATACTGTGGCGTATACGAATCCTCATAACATCAAGCGGGCCGTGTACACTTGGAAAGAACACCACGCTGGATTGGCAGTTACTATGACCGAATTGAAGAATGACGGGATTAGTATTACTGACTCAGCAATTCCCGGTGATTCGGCGAAGAGACTTTCAGGCCGGGACAAGCAAGTCCTAGTCAATCTTCTTGACGACAAGTTGGAGGATTTATCCGAAGGTTACGCTCGGGGTATGAACAGTCTTCTTTATGGTGATGGAACAGCCGATGCGAAAGCAATCGATGGTATCCAGACTATCATAAAGGATGCTCCCGGTTCCGCAGGAACAATCGGTGGAATCGATCATGTAGCAAATACATGGTGGAGAAACCGTTCAGTGGACAACATCGCAACCACTACTGGTGGTACGGAGTTGACTGACCTGATGCATTCTGAAATCAGACAACTGCGAAAATTTGGCGGCAAGCCTTCAATAGCAGTTTGCGGCAGCGATTTTTTGGATCGTCTTGCCTCTGAATTGAGGAGCAAGGGTAATTATACCCAAACCGGGTTCACTGGGAAACAAGACATTTCAATGGGCGAAATTTATTACCAAGGGATACAATTTCAGTACGATCCCACATTGGATGACTTGACCATAACTGGTAAAGTCCCAACCCATCGGTGCTATATCATTGATCCATCTAAAATGTACCTTATGTATATGCAGGATGAGAAGATGAAGAAGCATTCGCCCGCACGGTCACACCTTAGTTATGTGTTCTATAAAGCGATCACAACTACGGCTGTGTTATGTGCGTCTCAAGTAAACTGTCATGGTGTTTACGAAATAGCGTAACCCCTGATCTAACTAGGCAACCCTCCGGGGTTGCCTAACCTTAATAGCAAAATAATATGGAAACTACTTATCGTGCCACTGTGGCTCTGAACGGCGAGTTAGGAAGTCAGATTTTAAAAGAGGGAATGACTGCCCCTGAAATTAAGTTAATTACCTACCTTCACGGGTTGGGGTCAGTAACTAATATTGCCATGTATGGCAAGATAGATACAAACTCCATAGATGAACGGGAGAGGTTGAATAATATTTATAAGCCAGAAAAAGTTGCAGAGGTTTTTGGCAACTACGGCGAACTTCCTCTGGATATAAGGGAATTAAAACTTGACCCTAATTTATTTGAAAAAGGCTCCCCCATAGGATTGGGTGGTGCTAAAGAAAAGAAAAACCCAACGGAGAATAATGGCAAGGAACACAACACTTCAAGTCCTGCTGAATGATCTAAGGAGTGAGTCAGGTCACGCAATTTCATCGGCTCTAGGTAAGTCAACCCAAGAGATGATGATAAATCTTCTGAACAGGGTGCAACGCCGCCTCTGGGAAGATTTTTCGTGGCCTTTTTTACAGGTCAAAAAGGATATAACTTTACAGGCAGGGCAACGGTACTACGACATCCCATCCGGCATAACACTGGAACGGGTACAATCCGCCTCATTCAAGAACGGTTCCGTCTGGCAAAAAGTCTTCTATGGAATCGCAGCGGATGACTACACGGTTCACGACTCAGATACAGGTATACGATCTTGGCCTATTCATAAATACGAATCATACGGATTGGCTCAAGTAGAAGTTTGGCCTACCCCAAATACGAATACAGACACAGCAACGGGTGATGGAACATTTCGACTAGAAGGTACAGGCAATCTCTCCACCTTTGTTTCATTGTCAGATACCGCAGATTTGGACGATCAACTGATCATCCTTTTTGCTGCCAGTGAATTATTGACTCGACAAAAATCACCTGATGCCCAAATGAAAGGTCAACAAGCGCAAGTGCATTACCAAAGATTAAGAGCAAGATTATCCAAAACTGAACCGCTCGTTTTGGGAGGATCGGAATCCAGCAACTCCCATCAATCACTCCATATTCATCAGGTGACCTAGATGCCATACGTCTTAGTGGAAGATTTTAAAGCCGGGATTGACACTCGCAGGACTTCAGTAACGTCTGTGCCGGGTAGTCTGTATGGCCTGAACGAGGCAGATACGGCTGGTCTAACTAACGCACATATAACAAGAGGTGGTGAGATTGAGAAGCGCAGAGCCTTCAAACTCTGGGCAACACTCCCGTCTGGGACATTTGGCCT